GTGGGCGCGGTGGTCGAACATGGCGCCCGGGTTTCTGAATAATCCCTCACGTATAATATGTGTGCCAAACGATGTCGCCGCCTCGTCAAAGTGGCACCCTGCCTCGTACAACCCGATGTCAAATATCGATAAATTTCCAGCCGCCCCATCGTCGGGTCCATGAAACGCATGGTAAGCCCGTGTCATAGCATCTAAGCAATCGGTATAATTAAATGGTTGAATGCCCAATGCTTTGTAAAGAGGATCACAAGCTTCAAATTGTTTACAACAATCTCTAAAGTATTCTTGTTGGGTGGTTAAAAAGATTTCTTTACACGGGTGATTAAAATTTAACTCCAGAGTATTCTCAGATAATGTTGTAGAAACTGTATCATTAAACTGCACTTGTTCGATCAGATATTGATGGGGATTTTGCGCCATATATCTTCTTTCATCGCGATCTAAAAATATATAATCAATGAACAGTGAACAAGTGACTAAATGTTTGGTATATGCCCCATCACTATGACTACGCGAAAGAGTCGCACCCGAGAGGTTCCACGTATGCTTGGTGTGACCTGTCCCCGCCGGCACCGTGACCGATGCTCCTGCCATCGCCTGCATGCTTGTTCCACACGCTTTAGGGAGGAAGACGTCGTTCCAAGAACCGTCCATATTCAGCGTGGGGTCGCCGCCGTCACTCAACGAATCTACTGCCCACAAAAGACAATTCAAATCGCGTAATTGAATATTTATCTTCACTTGATGGTATTGAAGGGCAATTAAGGGTAATGCCAATCCTGGATTGCGGCAAAACCAAAATAACAGGGGAATATATAAGGTCGTTTCTGGCAAATTACATCTAAATGCACACGTATTACAAGGTCCAGTGCAACCATCGCATAGCCGTTTGCAACACGAGCATTTACTATTGGCGGGCGCCTGCCCCATGGTAAGATAAGTAAGCTCTGTGGTGTGTCCAATCATTTTGTGATATCCTTTCTTTTTCTCATCGCTAAGCGTGAGTTGATTCCATATGTGCATCCATTCCCCATATTGCTTGTCGATAACAGTTCCTCCAATATTGACTTCAGCATATTCAATAAGATTTTCTCCTGGATAATCAATCCAGCGTGCCCAATTTGCATCTTTGCCCCTTGGTCCCAATACCCATGCAAGGCGGTCCGAGAAGCATTGGGCGTTATGCGAGGGGTCCGGGCAGCAGGGTGGTGTTGTCCAACAACAATTAATCTCTGGTAAGGTCACTACAAGATAGGTGCTATGAATTAGATCACCATTTCTTCCTACGACACATTGCATATATCTTCCGAAATCACCTTGACTATTAAACACTTGCTCAATCGATTCCATAGAAAAATTAGTGTGACGTTTGTACACTGCTTTCCAAAAAGTCATTTGGGGATTTCCCGTTAAATAGACGTCCTGTGCTCCATAAGCTACTAATTGCATTAAAGCTCCTGGCATTATATTATATTATATGTACTTTTTTTTTTTTAATTGGAATACGCCAAGCCACCCATTCCACCCATAATGCGCAGGATGTTGTAGTTTGTCGCATAAACCTTTATATCTACACCAGTGTTATGGTTGTTAAACATGAAATTAGAGAGAGTAAGGCGTAAATTAGCATTATCAATACGACTAAAATTCAAAGTGCCTGATGGGCGATAATCCTCAGGTTTTAAGGCAAAAGAATAAATATTTATCCCAGTATCGGGTAAATGAGTGTGATATTTAAAAGGCTGAATAAGATCAAACCATTTACCGCCGCGTTCGCTGAAGCGATATTGTCCATTGAGCTGCAATACCATACGATATATGGGATTTTTTCCCCAACAATGCATATTCAGTGCCGTTTCCGCTAATACAATAGACCCAGCATCTGATACCAGACTATTAAATCGTGCCGAGAGAGGCGCATATGATGATGATATATCAGGGGGTCCACTGGGTTGCCAGCCATTCGCGTAAATGTCCAGCTCCCAAGGTTCAAGCGCCCCTTGATTCGCCGGTCCCGCCGCCCCCGGATTTCTAAATAGACTTTCATAAATGGTCTTCGTTCCAAATTTACCCCCGACCCCTTGCGGATCATTAGGTGCATGAAAAGCATGAAAAGCAGGCGGCATTGCATCCAAACAGTCCGTATAATTAAACGGCTGAATACCTAAGGCTTTATACAATGGCTCATGAGCCTCAAATTGCTTACAACAATCTCTAAAATATTCTTGTTGTGTCGTCAAAAATATCTCCTTACAAGGATGATTAAAATCTAACTCCAGAATATTTTCCGATACAGCTGTAGAAACCGTCCCACTGAACTGAACTTGGTCAATTAGATACTGGTGAGGGTTCTGTGCCATATATCTTCTCTCGTCCCGGTCCAAAAATACAAAGTCCATAAAGAGAGAACAAGTGACAAGATGTTTATTATAAGCACCGGCACCCGGGGTAGATCTCGTGGCTTGTAATAGAGTCCCAGAGGGTTGATCGCCACTGTCGTTCAAAGAATCAACTGCCCATAATACACACTCTAAATCTCTTAATTGAATATTTATTTTTACCGCGTGATACTGAAGGGCGATAAGAGGCAATGCCAATCCGGGATTGCGACAAAACCAAAAGAGAAGCGGGATAAATAATGTTGTTTCGGGTAAAGCACAACGAAAGGCACATCGGTTGCAGGGTCCGTCACACCCATCGCATAATTGTTTACAGCAAGAACAATTTGTATCACTGTATGACTGTCCCATAGTAAGATAGGTAAGGCTGGTTGTTTGACCGATCATCTTATTATAACCCTCTCTCTTATCATTCGTAAGGGTCAATTGGTTCCATATGTGCATCCATTCTCCATATTGCTTGTCCATTATTGTCCCCCCAATCTCTATCTCTGCATACTCAATGAGATTCTCACCAGGATAATCTATCCAACGAGCCCACTTCGCGTCTACACCACTCGCATCACCGACACCTTGTGGAGGCGTGTCCCAACAGCAATCAATTTCCGGCAGGGTTACGACTAAATACGTACTATGAATCAAATCTCCATTTCTTCCTACTAAACATTGTAGATAACTCCCAAAATCGCCATGCCCATTGAATATTTGCTCAATAGATTCTATGGCAAAATTGGTATGACGGCGGTATACCGCCTTCCAAAATGTCATCTGGGGATTTCCTGTTAAATAGACATTTTGCGCTCCATAAGCGACCAATTGCATTAAAGCTCCAGGCATTATATATTATATAATAGTATTATTTAATTGATAATAATACTATTTAATAACACGTCCGTGAGCGGGATTCCATATTATATCTTGTAATTAAGTCCACCATTCAATCATAACTAAACCGTCGGCGCCTTTGCCGCCGTCGCCGTGCACGATGGTCGAGCCCGCGCCCGCGCCGCCGCCGCCGCCGGCGCCGGGCGCGCTGCCGGCGCCCGCGGAGCAGGTGCTCCCGCCGCACTCCGTGCCGCCGTTGCCGCCACCAAAATAGCCGGGTGCCCCCGTGTAGGCGACCGCCGAGGCCGAGGCGTTAGCCCCGTTGAATTTCGAGGGCCCGGCGGGGCCGGCGCCCGCGCCGCCGCCGCCGCCGATTTCCGCGGCGCCGGCGGCGTCGCCCGGACCGCCGTCGCCGCCGACCGCGCCCGTGGCGTCACCAATGAGCACCCAAACCGTGCCTCCGACCACGGTGCCCGTGCCGTCGAACACGAAGCCCTCCCCACCCACACCGCCCGAGATTATCGCGCCCGCCGTCGGCGAGCCCCCGCCGCCGGCGGCAACGGCAACGTTGGTGCTCCACGCGCCGCTGAGCGCGTCCGCCGGGGGGATCCAGTCGGTCCCCGACGGCGTGATGGCGGTTGTGCCCCCAAACCCTGGGGGCACACCAGCTGCCGCTTGTTGCCCGCCGCCACCGACTTGGACATATTGTCCAGATATGCTCGAGCCGTCGGTATAATATATCAAAAATGCGCCGCCACCGCCGCCGCCTCCGCCTTGAGACCCGCTGTTGGCGCCGCCGATGGAACCGGCGCCACCGCCGCCGATAAGTGTTACTTTCACGATAGCGGCGGCGGGTATGGTCGGCACCCGCTTCGTCAACGAGAAGAAAGTCGACTGCACCGGAACCACCGAGCCCGACGTGTCGGCGGTGGTAAATGTGTATACGCCCCGGTTCCCATACGTAATTTCACCACTGGATACATCATAGTTTAAAATATTTGACTGTGTAACTTTCGCTTTCGCAATGGGTTTTACGTAAAAACGAGCATCGTTATTTGCATTGCCACTCCCGTCATATATGACCCCGCTGCTGTCAGGTCCAAATTCCGCCCCCGTCGCATTAAGGACAATACAATTATTGGCGTCGCCTGTGGATAATGCGTTATAACCTAAAGCGAGATTGTTGGAGCCTGCTCCAATGCCGAAGCCCGCCGCCGTCCCCACAGCGGTATTGCCGGACCCGTCTGCATACGGCCCCCCAAGCGCCTGAGCTCCCACAGCGGTATTATTGCTGCCGAGGGCGCCGGGGTTGGCGCCGGCGAGCGCCGACGTCCCCACAGCGGTATTACTCTCACCTCCTTCATTATAGAGGAGCGCGCCATTTCCCACAGCGGTATTGGAGGACCCCGTATTATTGTTGGCGAGCGCCAGATATCCCACAGCGGTAGACCCGGAGCCCGTATTATTGCCCGCGAGCGCCGACGAGCCCACAGCGGTATTGAAGGACGCGGTATTAAGGTTAAGCGCCTGATTTCCCACAGCGGTATTGTAGTCGCCGCTGTTGCCGTTGTTGAGCGCGCCGACGCCACATACAGTATTGTTGGATCCGCTTCCTCCATTAAAGCTATTTCCGGACGGTCCCCAGAAATTGCTGTTGAGGGCATCCAGTCCCCATTTTCCTCCCTCCCCGGTGGGTCCTTGTGGTCCTATTGCCCCGCCGCCGCTGAACCATTCAAAAATAACACACCCCGCCCCGCCGTCGGTCGCCACGACGTAGTCCGCGCCGATCGACCCGGTGCCGCCGTTCCCGCCGATACCGGCGACACCACCGACCGCGGACATGCCGCCCACGCCGGCGAGACCGTTGTAGGCTATGTGGGCGCCCGTCAAGATGCCGGTGCCGCCCGCGCCGCCCGCCGCCCCCTCACTCGCCCCGAACCACTCGATCCCCGAGGCGTTGTTGATGCCGCCGCCGCCGAGTCCACCCACCGCGTTGTTGACGATCACACCCGTCCACGCCGGGACAGCGGCCTGGTAGAAGGTGGCGAAGTTACCGCCTTTGCCGCCGGTCGCCTTGTACAGCCAGCCGGCGCCGTCGAACGCGACGCTGACGCCGCTGCCGTCCATCCCCTCACACGCCGTCGGCGGTGCACCCGCCGGCGGCGCCGCCGCCGCCCCGCCCGCGCCGCCTGTGAACGTATGGCTACTCAATTCTCCAGCTGTCGTCCAATATATCTGCGAGCCGCCACCGCCGCCGCCGGCGCCGGGGAACACGTGCTGCTGAACCGTGGGGTCGGGGGCCGCTACCCCGCCGCCGCCGCCGCCGCCGCCCACTAGCGTCACCTTCACGTGTGTGTCATCCGGCAACGGCGGCAGCCCGGCGGAGACATCGTTGAAGCCCCCGAGCGGCGCCATCTTGACGAGGCGACCAAATACCCCCGCCCCGCCGCCCCCGCCGCCCCCGCCGCTTGCGTCATATGTAATTTCACCACTGTCTTTATCATAGTATAAAGCATTTGTCTGTGATTC